CTTGTTCCCAAAGAACTAAGATTTTTTTACCACGCAAATCTTGCCCTTCCCACATAGGATTACCTAATTGTGGTAATGTACCTGCTAGGTGTTCGTATTGCCAGCGCCACTCATATTGTTTAAATCCACGTTCTAAATCACCAGCTAACAAATATGCTACACTTAGATTAAATTGTGCGGTAACATAATTTTCATCTAATGCAACTGCATGTTGTAAGAAAGGTATTGCACGTTTTGGTTCACCCATTTCACGCAATACATTACCATAATTATTCCATGCATGTATGTTTAATGGCTCTTTTATAAATGCTTCTGCATAACACTCTAATGCCTTTTCAGGCTCAGTGTTATTCCTATAATTATTTCCTATATGTACTAATTCGTCTGGTGTCATAATATTTTGGCGGAAGAAGTGAGATTCGAACTCACGGAGGCTTTTATCCCTCGACGGTTTTCAAGACCGCTGCCTTAAACCACTCAGCCATTCTTCCTCTTTAAAATCATTGCTACATATGTTCCTGCAAATGCCCCAAGCAATGCAGGAATTAAAAGACTAATATCTTTTACGAAACTTACTAGTGCAAAACTATATATTAACATAACCAATGCAGCAAGTGTGCTGGCAATTAAAGGTTTATTTTCAGCAATTGCTTTTATATAGTAGGTGTTTACTATATCAGTAAGAAACACAGCGAAAAATGTAATTATATAGCTCATTTTGGTTAGTCCTGCAGGAATCGAACCTGCATCAATGCAATCGGAATGCAGTATCTTATCCATTAGACGAAGGACTATCTTCTATTTTTTTATGATAATACGGGTATGCTAACGCAAAGTAGACATAATCTTTTTCGTCATAGAAAAGTATATATCTAGAATTTTCGGACGTTTCAAATTTACAGCTAGGATTTTTTTCTTGCCAGTTTAATAACAATTCTCTATGCATCCTTACTTTAGCTGGCATAGCATAATAAGGATTTGATGTTTCGCAAATTTCAACAATTATCATAAAATTGGAGCGGGTGAGGAGATTCGAACTCCTGACATTTTGCTTGGCAAGCAAACATTCTGCCCCTGAATTACACCCGCTTGAAACCTTAATTAGTTTCTTTTGTTTCTTTTACTTCTGCATCTACTACTGTTGGATCACCTGGCGTTACTTCAGCGTTTGGATCACCATTTGGCATTTCTTTATTACGCTTTTCTGCTTCATACTTGATAGTTTCACGATATAGATTGCCCAACTCCTCTGCTGCTTTATCCATATCTTCTTTGCTATCACCTTTAGCAGTTTCTTTGTACTTAGTCAATGTATCAAGCAATTTAGTTTTTTCATCTTCAGGTATATAACCTTCAAGATTTGTAATTTGATTTTCTAAATTACTAATGTTACCATCTAATGCATTTCTTGCTTGTACAAGTTCAACTACTTTCTTATCTTCTTCTGCATTAAGCTCTGCGTCTTTAACCATGCGGTCAATTTCATCGTCACTTAATCCAGAATTAGCTTTGATAGTAATTTCTTTTTCTTTGTTGGTTTTCTTATCAACTGCTTTAACAGATAAGATACCATTCGCATCAATGTCAAATGTTACTTCAATTTGCGGCATGCCGCGTGGTGCAGGATCAATGCCTTCTAAATTGAATTCACCAAGTGCTTTATTACCACTCACAACTTCACGTTCACCTTGGAAAACTTTAATTGTAACTGCAGGCTGATTATCATCTGCTGTACTAAAAGTTTGACTTGCCTTTGTAGGGATAGTAGTATTCTTTTTGATAAGTTTACTCATAACACCACCTAATGTTTCAATACCAAGGCTTAATGGTGTAACATCTAACAATAGAACATCTTTACGATCACCACCAAGAACTTGACCTTGAATTGCAGCGCCAACTGCAACTGCTTCATCAGGGTTTACATCTTTACGAGGTGCTTTGCCAAAAAACTTTTCTACTGCTTCTTGTACACGTGGCATACGTGTCATACCACCAACAAGGATAACTTCATCAATTTCATTAAGTGGTATACCCGCATCACGTACTGCTATTTCGCAAGGCTTGATACTACGCTGAATTAAATCTTCAACTAAGCCCTCAAATTTTGCACGTGTAATTTTGACATTCAAATGCTTTGGACCTGATGCGTCGGCAGTAATGTAAGGTAAACTTACATCAGTCTGTGTTGAACTGGATAATTCAATCTTAGCACGTTCTGCTGCATCCTTAAGTCTTTGTAATGCTAATACATCTTTTGTTAGATCAACACCGCTTTCCTTTTTGAATTCTTCAACTAGAAAGTCCATAATGCGCTGATCAAAATCTTCACCACCTAAAAATGTATCCCCATTAGTGGAAAGTACTTCGAATTGTTTATCATCATCCACATTAGCGATGTCAATAATTGATATATCAAAAGTGCCACCACCAAGATCATAAACAGCGATTTTGCGATCCTTCTTTTCACTCTTATCTACTCCGTAGGCTAGTGCTGCTGCAGTTGGTTCATTTATAATACGTAAAACTTCAAGCCCAGCAATTTTTCCAGCATCTTTTGTTGCTTGACGCTGACTATCGTTAAAGTACGCAGGAACCGTAATAACTGCTTGTGTTACTTCTTCGCCTAAAAAATCTTCTGCAGTTTTCTTCATCTTACGTAAGACTTCTGCACTGATTTGTGGCGGAGCAAGTTTCTTATCATTTACCTCTACCCATGCGTCGCCATTGTCTGCTTTGACAATTTTGTAAGGGATAAGATCAATATCTTTTTGTACTGCTTCTTCTGTAAATTTACGACCAATTAGCCGCTTTGATGCGTAAATTGTATTTTTTGGGTTTGTAATAGCCTGACGTTTAGCAGGAGCACCTACCATTATTTCGCCATCGTTGATGTAGGCGATAATACTTGGTGTTGTTCTTGCACCTTCGCTATTCTCTATTACTTTTGGGTTTTTGCCATCTACAATGGCTACACATGAATTGGTCGTACCTAGGTCAATACCTATAATCTTAGACATATTTTTTCTCCTTTAAATTAAGCAAGATTTTTTTATCAGTGCCCGTAAGGCGCATCTGATATATATATTTATACATTGTTTTCCATAAAAAAACAATAGAATGTGGTAGCAGAGTTGGTTAATCTAAATATCCAAAACCCCAAATACGTTCTTTGCACCACCAACAATTACCACAATGACGATCATTAACTGTTGTACTCTCACAGGATCTTGTTATCTTATATAAATCTTCTATACCCAATTCTTTATATAACATAGCGATTTTCTGTTTGTTTATGTTTATAAACGGTAAACTATACGATTGAGTAAACTTTGGATAAGAAAACTCCTTGTTTTGAAAAAAATGCCATGGTATCTTAGACAGATTATCATAATATGTATCTAACTGAAGTCCATGATCTATGCCACCTTGGGCAGCAACATCAATTGTATCAAAATCAACTATTGCACCATTTGGAGGAGGCCTTGTAAAACCAAAATATAAAGTATCAACTTTAATTGTTTGCATGTATTCAGCCAACATAACATTGTCAGTTGTTTTATGTTTTGTCCAATGTGTATGAAATCTCAAATTGTTGGGATCAAACTCTGTCATGTCCATAACTCTGTTAATGACTTTTAGTGCATTAATAGGTTCACGATAATTACTTTTACCATTAGCAGTTGAAAAAATATGTAATGGTTGTTTGATGTTAGACATTAGTATATACAACATTAAAGCACTGTCAGCACCACCTGATACATAGGCACCTAAGTTTCCATCATAGATATCAAATGTAAAATCGTTATATTGTATATTTTTCATAAAATTATTTATGTACCATATAACATAATCAAATATTTGGTAGCAGGAGAGGGATTCGAACCCCCGATAGCTTCCGTATGAAGGAAGTGCATTACCACTTTGCTATCCTGCCAATATTAATTCTCGTCAATGTCCTTGCCATCGTCTTTGTAAAACTTATCTTGTTTGTGCTTTTTTTCTTGCATGGTTTCTTCACCAAAAAACTTGCGAGGATTACCGCACATAGTGCATTTAGGATCACCACAATTAAAAATTTTTGTTTTGTGATGACGATGAGGTTGTTGCATAAAAGGCATTTTACTCATGCTAGAACTAAGTTTATGATAACCATAGTTCTTTGCAAGTTGCATTTGTCTTTTGATTTTTACTTCTTTTTGGTGTAGTCTCTCACTGTGTGTTAGTTTATCTTTTTCATCTGACATAACTACTCCTATAATATTGGTGGAGAGTCTAGGAATCGAACCTAGTTCCGCGGCTCTTCAAACCGCTGCTGAATGACCACACTAGCTCACTCTCCGTATTTAGACATTATGGCTTTTTATAAATAACAATTTTATGATCTTCTAAAAAAGGATACGAATACTCTTTAATTTTTAAAAACCTATTATCTAAGTAAGAAAAAACATCAAAATAATCATTGAACCATATTATACTATTATCTTCCCTCCAATCGCCGGGAACTAATCTTTCTTTACTGTTGTTGAGGCATACAAAATAGCCGTTAGGTGTTAGAACGTCAAAAATATTATCAATTTCTTGTATGGGCCTTTCAACGTGTTGTAATACGAAAGATGCAATGCATAAATAAAAAGAATTAGAATATGTTACCCGATTACAAGTTACAAAATTTTGTGGATTATTTACATACTGGGTAGCATAAATCAACATATTTAAACTTATATCACTACCAACTACTTTACAATTAAAACGGTTAATAAGTTCTTTACTTATTCTACCCATACCCACACCAAAATCTAACACTGTAGAATATTGATTAACTAAGTTTTCATTTTGTAAAATATCAACAAAATAATTAGTTGACTCCTCAAATCTATTTGGAAATTTTTCATCGGGAGTTAAGACAATTTTCTTAGCATGTTCTAAATTGACAGGATCAAAAATTGCAGATTGATAACCTTTCATATTACCCTTTTAAAATAATGGGGTGAAGGACGGGATTTGAACCCGCAACCACTGGATTCACAATCCAGGGCTCTACCAGTTGAGCTACCAACACCATTGTTATTCTGCACGCCATTCTACACGACCATGTTGGTCAATGTGTGCAATACTTTGCATTCGTTTAATTTCAACAAATTCTCGTTTCTCAGTAATAATAGTACCGCCTCGTTTTACAAGTTCGTCAATTTTAATTAGTGCTACTTGTCCAATAGGCATAAATTTTTTAAATTTCTGTTCCATAATATTCTCCTGTGATACTGGTACCGCCTGAGAGATTCGAACTCCCTACCCCAACGTTCGTAGCGTTGTACTCTATCCAGATGAGCTAAGGCGGCATAACTGGCTGGGGACCTAGGATTCGGCCCCAAAATTTGGCAGACGCATCTTGATTTGAACAAGAACTAACAGAGTCAAAGTCTGTGGTGCTACCGTTACACTATGCGCCTATATTTTTTAAATCTTTTTTAGTTAAAATTTTAATATCAAGTGATGGGTTTTGTTCTATAACCCATTTCATTTTTATTTTATCATTGTTCCAAAAATAACCTTTTATTTCAATAATCTCATTACTGTCTATAAGTTCAAAATCAGGTTTATACCAATGTTCTTTTCCTAAGTTGTCTTTATATACGATTGAATTAGGTTTTTTCCATCTAACATTGTTTTTCACAAGATAATTATAGTATTGTATTTCCAGCGATGACATTAAAAATACAGAATTACCTAAACTGTCAATGACCGTCATTCTTTCATAATTTCGATAATGACCCAAGGCATGCGAACATGCATCACTTTTATAATAACAAATTTGACACCTATTATGCTTGTTTTCTTTACTAATAATTTTACCGCAATCAACGCACATTGGGCGTATGCGTTTACTCATTGTAAGGGCAAGAGACTCTAGGCGTTTTTTTATTGATTCATGTTTTTTAGAATCAGGAATACTTTTTAAGGAATCTTTAAGTGTTTTGCTTCTTTTTTCATTTGATTCTTTAGTAAAAGACCTGCTGTTTGCACATTTTCTAGAGCAAAACTTTTTATCCCACTTACCCGAATCAAACTCATTACTGCATTTTGGACATATTTTCATAATGGAACCTCTAAATGTATTTATCACTAAATGACAATTTTAGTAGTTCGGTGCCTTAGACCAACTTGGCGAGTCCCCAATTAACTTGGTATAATCTTTGGAATATATGGTACGTTTCTAGGACCATGTCGTTGTTCAAATAATGCTTTGGCTTCTTTAGGATCATTTGCATAAACACGATCTTTGATTTCGCCTTGCGGCGTTCTTACTGTTGTTTCATACATTGGCATAATAAACTCCTTAGAGGTAAGAAAAGGTAGCATTGCTACCCTTTCATGCTACATGTAAATTGTAAATCAGCGATTAGCGATTTGCAATGTACATGGTGATTTCAAATCCAAAACGCATATCAGTTGCACTTGGTGTTGTCCACATGTTATTCTCCTTAAGTTATAATACATGTACTGCACATGTATTTAAGATATAATATCATGCTATTTTGGTTCTGAACATACGCAACACCATGAACAGACACTAATGAAAATCATGAAACTCACCATATAGAAACACATTCCTGGATTGTCGTGAAACCCTCCATAGCCCCGGGCGCCATTATTTTTATATTCGAATGTGTTTTTATATGGTACGGGCAGAGGGATTCGAACCCACGACCAATAGATTAAAAGTCTACTGCTCTACCTGCTGAGCTATGCCCGCGTCATCTTAATACTCTTGTCACTATCCATAACAGGATCTCCTTTAAAAGTAATTGGTGGGGGCTGATGGTAACGCTCCACATACCCGACTTCCGATCTTTTGGGAACGGTTTTACAGACCGCCGACCGGGGCAACCCCCATAATAAAACTGCTCTGACAGACCTCGGAGGTAATTATACCGCATCA